AAGAACTGGAATGTTCTCAGCCCGGCACAATACGAAAACCTGATGAGTGTAGGCTTGCGGACCATTGAAGACGTAGCCCAAGCCCCTGATGACTCCATGCGTCGATATGGAATGGGTATTACTGAGCTTAAAAATAAAGCCAGGGCATGGTTGCAGGCGGCGAAAGATCACGGTCCACTGACTGAAGAGATTGCCAAACTGAAAAGAGAAAACGAGCAACTTGAAGGAACCATTGAATCACTTCAAGAGCAGATTAAGCGGTTTGAGATTCGCTTGGATGCTCAGGAAGAGGAACGTCCGGTAAATATGAATTCAACAGGGTATACACCTGCTCCTGAAGAAGACATTAAGCAATCTGAGATAGAGGCTAATCAACAAGTCCTTTCTATGCTAAGGGATGCTTATAAGGAAAAATTTGGTAAAGCTGCACATGGACGTATGGGTATTGATGCTTTAAGAAATAAACTGAAGGAATAATAATGTCGCTACTCACCACAGTACAGAATTTCTGCCGCAGAACAAATATTACTGTTCCAACGGAAGTTATTGGTACTTCTGATACGCAAATATCTCAGGTATATGCGCTTCTTGAAGAGGAAGGGAATGACTTATCTGGACGTGGTGACTGGCAGATATTGATACATGAGAAGACGTTAACGACTAAAGCGACAGAATCTCAGGGATATATTGATGAGATTGTTGGTTGCCCAGGTTTCAGGTATATCAAAAATAACACGATATGGGATAGAACATTGAATCTTCCTGTATTGGTTATAGATGGGCCGGATTGGCAGGCTGAGAAGGGATTTGCAAACACTGCTCCTGAGTATATGGCACGTATCAGGGGTGGTGAATTACTTGTTACTCCAACACCGACAGCAGGCAACACATGGGCTTTTGAATATGTTACCTGGAACTGGATATCCAATGGTTCAAAGCAATATTTCACAAGGGACTCTGACACTATAGACCTTCCTGAAACCATTGTGCTTATGGGGCTAAGGTGGAGATGGAAAAAAGAAAAGGGCCTTAAGTATGCTGAAGACTTCAGGACTTATGAAAAGCTCGTAACCAATGCGCTTTCTCGTCAGGGATTACAGAAGACGCTTTATCAGGACAATAACAAGCAAAATGCAGAACCACATATTATAGTGAATCAGGGTAATTGGCCGTTATGAGGCGTGCTATTCGCACAAAGGTCCCTCGTGATCAGGTTGTAGAAGTATTCAGCTCGCCAGCTCCTATTGGAGGGTGGAATGCCCGTGATGCGTTAGCAAATATGCCTCCTGTAGATGCAGTATTGCTAAAAAACTGGTTTCCTTCGACCTCTGATGTTGTATTGCGAGGTGGTGATGAAAGTTATGCTACAGGCATAACGGGCGTTGTAGAAACGCTTGCTGTATATAATAAACTGGATGGCGAAAACAAGATGTTTGCTGCTACCAGCACTGATGTCTATGACGTATCAGGGTCTGGTGCCGCTTCAGCACAGTCAGTAACCATTACCAATGGGCAGTGTGAGTCGTTGACTTTTGGTGATGGAACCAATAATTGGCTTATTATGGTAAATGGTTCAGATAAGCCGCTTTACTACAATGGAAGCTCATGGGTTTCGGTTGATTCTGGTACAAGCCCTGCATTATCTGGAATATCAGATACACGAGATTTAATACATGTCAATCAATTCAAGGGACGATTGATATTCCTTGAGAAGCATTCCCTGTCATTCTGGTATCTTCCATCATTCTACGCCGGTGGTGAACTTAGAGAATTCGATCTATCTGCCTTATGCCGTCGTGGTGGATATATTATGTGGTGCGCCACATGGACTTTCGATGCTGGAGATGGACCCGATGATTCATTGGTTTTTATGACATCGGAAGGTGAAGTGATTGTATACAGGGGCACCGATCCATCCTCATCGGAAGCTTGGGTGATTTCCGGTGTTTATTATATTGGTAAGCCACTGGGCCGACATAGTTATGTAAAGTATGGCGGAGACCTTATTGCAATTGTCCAGGACGGAGCCTTTCCATTATCCAGCGCGTTGCAATCTGCAACTGTTGATCAACGTGTTGCACTGACAGACAAAATAAATAACGCTTTCAAAGAAGCATCTGCTCAATATGGAGAAAATTTTGGATGGCAGGCCGTACTGTATCCGACTGAAGCTGCCCTGTTGTTCAATATCCCTGTAGAGCCTGGTGGAGAGCATAAACAATATGTCATGAATACCATCACAAAGTCATGGTGTGAATTCGATTCATGGAATGGCGAATGTTTTGCTGAATACAACAAAGCATTGTATTACGGATATGACGGTGGTGTAAAAAAGGCATGGACAGGCAGAAACGATAGCGGTAGTGATATTGTTGCTTATGGCAAGACTGCATTCAATTATTTCGGGAATACGTCGCAGCAGAAGCGATTTAATTTCTTTAGACCGCTGCTCAGGGTAAATGGCTCGATTACTTATTATACAGGTCTTGATATAGATTTTACTGATAACGCAATAACAAATATCAGCACATATACAGCACCAGCGTCCGGTTTATGGGATTCTGGTCTATGGGATACCGCTAAGTGGAGCGGATCGTTACAAGTTGTCAGGCAGTGGACTTCACCATCTAACAATGTTGGATACAGCGCATCTGGTGGCATAAGAGTTGAATCAAGTTCTTATTACGTCAGGTGGGTTTCTTGTGATTATGTGTATGAGCGAGGTGGTGTTTTGTGAGGATTGTCAGTGCTACTGACGAGCATTACAAATATATTCCGTATTATGTAAAGACACCATCCTCCAGAGGGCTTGTCGCTGAATCTGATGAAGGGAAGGTCTATATTATTTGTATTCTGGATTCATGGACGGCTGGCAGCGTTCAGATGCACATAACTGTATTCAGTCCAATCGGGTTTAAAAACTACACATTTATAAACGAAGTCTTCAATTTCGCATTTATTACTGCTGACAGATTAACGGCGATTCTGGTAATCGGTGAGGATAATGTGAAGGCGATCAATCTTGCTAATCGGTTAGGGTTCAGCGCGATTGCACATATTAGTAATGGGCACGCTCACGGAGTTGATTCAGTGTTATATCAAATGAGAAAAGCTGACTGCAAGTGGCTTAAGAGGAAGCATAATGGGTAATCCAGTAGACGCACTATTTGGCAACAATAAGCCGCCAAATCCACCTGATTATGCTGGCGCAGCCGCGCAGACAGCGGCTGGAGATTTAGAGGTTGCGAAATACCAAACTCTTGCCAATCGTCCTGATGAATATGGACCTCAAGGCTCAAGAACGTGGCAACAGACTCCTGATCCAAACAATCCTGACGCAATTAGATGGACAGCGACAACAACGCTAAATCCAGATGCTCAAAGGGTATTTGAGGCTCAGCAGCGCATGGACCTTGGCCTTGCCGGGCTTGGCGAGCAAGGTATTAATCAGATGAAGGGTATTTTTAATACCCCGTTCTCTATTGAAGGACAAGCCCCAATCTACCAAGGCGCTCAAGGGTCTATTCCTGAATTCAATGGACCTGCTGGCTCTATGCCTGCATATGGACAATACAGGAATAAGGTCATGGATGCCATGATGTCTCGTGTTAATCGAGACATAGAGAGGGATCGTGGCCGAACAAATTCAACATTAGCCGCACGTGGCATTCCAGAGCAGACTGATGCTTACCGTCGTCAGATGGAAGATATAGACAGGAAGCAGACAGACGCAAGGCAACAAGCAGAGATAGCCGCCGAACAGATGGCAGGTCTTGGATACAGTTCAGCGTTGGCTGGTCGTGGTATGCAATCTCAGGAGGCGCTAAATAACTTCAATACTGCGATGCAAGGGAGAGCGCTGGCTAATCAGGAAGGAATGGCTGATTGGACAACCGGAATAGATTCGCGCAGGCAGAATATCCAGGAGCAGCTTTTACAGCGTCAAACGCCAATTAATGAATTGAGTGCATTCAGAACTGGTTCACAGGTGAACATGCCCCAATTCCAGCCTTATGGTCAACAGCAATTCACTGGAGGCCCAGATTATTCACAAGCCGCTACGCAGCAGGGCGCTTACGATATGTCTGGATATAATGCAAACA